CTGAATATTAACACCAATATTATTACTGACCAAAATACTACTGTTACTATTGTGCGTCTCTGCGCCAACTGTCATTGCAATATCGACGTTGTAAAACCATTAGAAGTGATGGTGCCAGTTGTCGGAACGAAAGTTCGTAAAGTCGAAACCCCCACGCAAGTGAAGACCAAGAAGAAGTCCAGACCTGGAAAATCTGAACGAATTCGGAAGTCTAGAAGAGGTGGTAAAATGGTAGAGAAAACTACCATTAGATCCAGTAGCCCAAGCGTTGCAAGCAACGTCTCAACACAGACTACAGCCTCAAATACAAGTTCAAAACCCGCTGGCCTAAAACCAGCATCCCAGAAAACCAATTCAAAAACCACCTCACCCAACAAACCCGTTGTTAGAACTTCTAGCACAAAGAAGGCCCCGGTTAAGGCTCGAGTGCAGACAACAGGCAAGTTGGCCAGGAAGGTAGCCCCTGTATCAGGACGATCAGTGTCTTTTAAGGCTCCAGTTTTGCCTAAGAAAGACAAATCGCGTAACCCCAAAACCACCAAAATGGTTGTGGAGAAAGTTAGCAATATTAAGCTGATCGTCAAACGACCGCCTAAACCCATCGAACAAGGTGGGGAAGGTAAGGAGAGGAATAACCCAAAGAAGGATAAACCGCAACTTAAAGTGGTGAATAAAACACCACCCAAGTCCCCCACACAACAGCCTAAAACAAGTCCCAAGATTAATAGCTATGGCACATTTATGTGTAACATAATGCCTACAGGTGACTTAACTGAGTGTGGAGAAGCACCCCCCAGCCACGAATTTGTAAGACGTGAAAAGGAGGTCAAGGAGAAATTGCGTAAAACACAGGCCCAACCACTTACTATAGCAAGTATTGTGGATGATCATGGCCTGCATGACATCCCTTTGTTGCAGGACGCCAACGAGTGTCCCGCATGGTAGATCCCCAATTCGGACCCTAGCTGTACGGATCTAATCGTTAAGCAGGAAAGTCCGACGGTCGAGTTCCCAGACTCGGATGGTACTGAACAAGTAGTGAGCAATGCGAACACTAGTGAAGTACCTACATTGAAAACATTCATTAAGACGATATGGCGTAGGAGCAGAGAAATAGTTCAATCTGGCCCTAAGTCTGTGTCACGCACCGGCTATATATTCACACGAAGACGTAATGCAGTCACTCTAACTCAGAAACTGCTGTACCTCGTGACGCCAATGCGATGGCATAAGTCAACATTTAAGCTAAATCATGTTGTTATGGACATCATGGATCGTTGTGATTCATGCATAACAGAGGTTGCCGATTTCAACCCTAACATGGAATTCAGCTTGAGTATCGCCGAAACACGTATAGATTATGTATCCATACGTGACTTAATGTGTACCGTTTTGATGGAAATCAAAGTGAAGATCCCTACCTGCCCAGATTCGCCGGTTAATAGGGCCCTCATTCACTCTAAGATTGTGAAATTGTGTGAGGAACACCACATCAAACCACAGCATGTGGCACAGATGGTGTTTATCCTTGTGGAATGTTATTTTTGCCCCACCCGTAATCAACTTATGGCCGCTCGTATGCCTCTGACATCAGAGATGCGATGGAGTAATTGGTTAATGGACACAATGTCACCAAAACGGATTCAATGAATTTGCCCTGCCTTACAGTATGCGGTCGACACTGTACCACATAAAAGTGTGTTAAGTAGACGTATTACTGTAGTCAAGGTGGGTGGCCCACACATAAGGAAACGATATTCGGTCGTGCCTTGTGTGAGTGGAGCAGCACATTATATCTTTGTGAATTACAATCACAATAATTTCTTACGCGCAATTAATGAGCGCGTTTTCTTAATTAAAGAGGATGGGGTATTTAGGGAGCCATATAAAACTAAATTACATGTCATCAACGCCATGCTTAAAAGCTTTAGGGACAGTTATGTCAAATATGTGCGGCACGTAGTGCCATTAGCACTTGAGGACATCCCTAAATTTTATGTAGGCGCCAAAAGAACTCTTTATGAGAAAACAGTTGATGAACTACATCATTTTCCAGTCACTAAGGAAGATGCTAGAGTTAAATCATTTGGGAAATCGGAAGGCTTGGATGCAACTGCCAAGGCTTTCGAAGATATAATCATGCGCGTGGTATCGCCAAGATCACCACGGTATGGCGCTGCTTTGGCTATATACATCAAAGCTATAGAGCATCGTGTATATACCATAATCGATAGGGTGTTTAGCCAACATCATTACTCTCGTAGGAGCAAAACGGTGTGTTCAGGAATGAATGCACTCCAGACCGCGGAACAAATTGTTATCAAATTTGATCAGTTTACCAGACCTGTGTGCATACCAATGGACGCCACTCGTTTTGATCAAAGTGTTTCTCGGCCGATGCTTCAGTGGGAACATACTTGTTACCTACCTTTCTTTAGCAAGGATGATAGAAAAGAACTTGCGAGATTACTTGAGATGCAGCTTACCAACAACTGCGTTGCCTTCATGAAAGACGCGCTTATTAAGTATAAGGTCAGTGGAGGTAGAATGAGTGGCGACATGAATACAAAATTGGGTAATTGCCTGATCATGTGTGCAATGATGTACAGTTATTGCATTCACACAAACTTCACAAATTTTGCTCTAATAAACTGTGGAGATGATTGCGTGTTAATAATTGAATCGAATGAGTTGTGCAAATTTGTTCATTCCGATTTCTCAGAATACATGCGGTTGTTGGGTTTTCGTATCAAAGTGGAGAAACCAGTGTATACATTGGAAGAAATTCTCTTTTGTTCCACGAAACCTGTTTGGAATGGTCAAGCTTGGGTAATGGTTCGTAGCCCATTTACCTCAACATCAAAAGATGCAATTTGTACGAAACCTTTCGAGACCCTGGACGACTTTGTGCATTGGATATGGAGCGTTGGCAAATGTGGACTAGCATTAGCCAGCGGTATACCCATCCAACAAGAGTTTTACCTATGTTACATCCGCAATGCGGAAAGGTTGCAACCTGAAATGAGACGCCCAAACAGGGCACATCGTGTGGACGCAACTGAAGCTCAAACAGGATTCAAAATGATGGCCAAAGGGATGAAAGCAGACCCTAGGTACATCACACATGAATCAAGGATATCATTTGAGAAAGCATGGGGTATCACGGCACAAGTGCAAATTGATCTGGAAGAACAGTACAGGAAAACAGTTTTCAACTGGAAAGGAGGTAATCAGGTTTACAATGTCACGCGTATACCCTTTCATTTCACCGATCATTCCTTTATTCCTAATGAACATTAAATCATTGGGTCATGTAGCGTAATAGGTCCAAAACCTCATACGAGTGCTAAACAAAATGCCAAGAGACTGCACGGCACCGCCCTTCATAGGTGGCTACATGATGTACAGTCCCCGTTGCCATAGGGCATCCAATACCATGGTAAAACGTAAAACTAAAAGACCCAATAGACCAAAACCTAAAAGTAAAAAGAAAACTAAGAAAAGTAATCCTAGGAACCCTCCATCAATCGGCGCTCAGATAGGCGCCCTGGTAGGGGGAGGATTACAATCCTTCGGCACTTCTGTAGTTAACAGGATTCTCGGAAATGGTGATTACACCATGCCTGACTCAACTGCCAATTTAAAGACGAATTGTTT